AAACTCATTATCAACCAAGCCAATCTCGCCCGCGTTGGTGGTTCAACTGTTACTGCCATTAACCAGACTTCTATCGACAAGTATTTCCCACACTCAATTACCCAGACCGACCTTGTGGCTGAAACTGACGCAATCGTCACCAATATCGCCAAGGAGTACGTCGCAACCCGTCAAGAGACCACTATCCGCATTGACGAGATGACTGTGGACTTGCTCGACCCAGCAGTGCCTACTGACACCATGCTAGGGCTCGACTACTTCTCTAACCTTCTTATCACAAATATCCAGCCTGACGGATCAACTATTGTTAAGAACTTGCAAATGCAGGGAGTGAACTGGTCAATCACCCCAAACAAGATGACTGTCAATATCACAACGTTGGAGCCAATAGCCGATGGCTTCGTCGTTGGAAGCTCGTATTACGGTATAATCGGCACTAACACATTAGGTTACTAGGAGCATCATGGCATCAGGACTACCAGCATCAACAGGCGACGTACTTACAGCCGCTACCGTCAATGGTCTAGTGACCTTTACTGTGGGATCAGACCAGACAGCGGACTACACAGCTGTATTGACAGACCAGTACCAAGTCCTAGTCCCTATGAACAAGGCAACAGCAGTAGCCTTCAAGATTCCTACCAACGCATCAGTAGCGTTCCCAGTAGGCACAGCAATCACTATTCTTAACAAGGGCGCAGGAGCAGTCACAATCTCAGCAGTCACCTCTGGAACTACTACAGTCCTTTCAGCAGGTGCAGTTGCAGCTTCTCCAACCTTGGCTCAATATAAGACAGCCGTCTGCATTAAGACTGCTACAGACACTTGGTATGTGGTGGGCGCGATTGCTTAACGTAATCTCAGGGCTATTGGCTGGGGGCGTTGCCGCCTCTACGACCAGCTATGAGTCTATTGCTACTGTAACAGTAGGAGCTGGCGGTTCGACTTCTATCTCATTCAGCTCAATCCCGTCTACCTTTAAGCACCTCCAAATTCGAGCGATTACTAGAGACACCGATACTGGAGGTTTTGGCTTAACGACCACTATGAATTTTAATGGCGACACAGGAGCTAATTATTCATGGCATTGGCTATACGGCAACGGCTCATCGGCAGCAGCTAACTCTGGCTCAAGTGCTACGACCACAGCTCTAGGTTGGACAACAGGAACAGCTGGAACAGCCAATACTTATGCAGCTACAGTCATAGACATTCTTGATTATGCCGACACCAATAAATATAAAACTAATCGCTTGCTTTATGGTATTGACTTAAATGGTTCTGGCGGAGTTTGGCTAAGTTCAGGCGCGTGGCGTTCGACTTCTGCGGTGAACTCAATTACTTTGAATCAGACAACAAAGTTTGCTCAATACTCATCATTCGCGCTCTACGGGATAAAGGGGTAAATCAGATGGCAGCAGGATCAACTTATACCCCGATTGCGACTACTACTTTGGGAAGCAATCAAGCCAGCGTTACCTTCAACTCATTCTCTGGCTATACCGACCTTGTTGTTGCAGTTAATGGCACAATGTCAAGCACAGGAAACTTTTACGTTCAGTTCAACGGCGATACAAGTTCTAACTACTCCGTGACTGAAATGTACGGCGATGGAGCGAGTGCGGTATCTGCTCGCTATTCAAGCCAGACTTATGCTTTCTGCGGCTTGCTCGGAACTGCTCAAGGCAACGCAATTCTTAACATTCAAAACTACGCAAACACTTCGACTTACAAGACATTCTTAGCGCGTGGTAACTACCCATCTGGTTACGTTATTGCTCGCGTGGGTCTATGGCGTAGCACCGCAGCGATTACTTCAATGACCTTTGCACAGGCTTCGGGCTTTACTTTCCAGACAGGCTCTACCTTCACCCTATACGGATTGGCATCGGCATAATGGCAAACACTTTTGAACTTATTTCTTCTGTAACCGTCGGGGCTGGTGGGGCTGCTTCTATTACCTTTTCAAGTATTGCTTCAACTTACACCGACCTTTGCTTAAAATTGTCCGCTAGAGCAACAGGTACGGGTACGGCTAAATCCGTTTTGATTTCATACAACGGCTCAACAAGTTCTTTTACTAGCCGATTCTTAGAAGGCAACGGCTCAAGCGCCGCTTCCTATACCTCACCTGCGCAGTTTATTGGTAACTTCACAGGCGGTGGAGCGACTGCAAGCACGTTCGGCAGCCTAGAAATCTATGTGCCCAATTATGCAGGAAGCGCCAATAAGTCAGCCTCAAGCGATGCTGTCACAGAAAACAACGCAACGGGCGCTTATTCAGATTTAACAGCAAGCCTCTGGTCTAACACCGCAGCAATCACTTCAATTACTTTAACGCCTGAAACTGGCTTCAACTTCGACCAATACTCAACCGCCTACCTATATGGAGTCAAAAATGCCTAATCCAACACGAATCGAAATCAATTGCGAGACAGGCGTAGAGACTGTCATCGAGCTTACAGACGCTGAGGTTGCTGAACTTGCTTATCAGGCAGAATTAGCAGCCGAAAAGAAGGCAGAAGAAGAAGCACAGGCAGAAGCCGCTGCTACTGCTAAGGCTGCATTACTTGAAAAGCTAGGCATCACAGCAGACGAAGCGAAGCTACTCCTAGCGTGACCCCAAAGTTATGCAAAGCAGGGCAACAGTTAAGGCTTCAAGTCGATGATAGTTACCCAGATAGAGATCGCACCTCAGACGGCTGGATTGGCGACACTCGTCATTCGGCACGTCCTTCTGACCACAATCCTGATTCAACAGGTATCGTCAGAGCGATTGATATTGACAGGGATTTATCTTACGATGCCAAGCCAGACTACATGTGCGACCTTGCAGATCAGATACGACTCTGCGCTAAGTCTGGCGATAAGAGAATCGCTTATGTCATCTTCAACGGAAAGATATGCTCTGCCCGTAGCCTTTGGCGTTGGGTCACATATAAGGGAATCAATCCGCATGTTAAACATTGCCATATTTCTTTCACTAAAAAGGGCGATACAGATGGTTCGTTCTTTAATATCCCGATGATAGGCGGCACATTATGAACATGAAGAATCCAGTAGTTCTTACAGCAGGAGCTTTCCTGTCAGCATGGGCAGCTTCTAACTTTGCAGCAGACTACCGCTCAATCCTTTGGGCAGTCTTAGCGGGCGTATTCGGATACGCAACTCCTAAGAAGTAATGAGCGCGCAAGACCTTGCTGCTTGGCTTGTGGCTGTTGTCACTGTTCTTGGTGGTATTGCTGCATTTACCCAGTTCATGATTAAGCATTACCTAAGCGAGTTAAAGCCTAACGGCGGTGGCTCACTCAAGGATCAGGTAAATCGTTTAGAAGCGCGTGTCGATACCATTATCGACCTGTTAGGTAAGTAACAATTCTGCTATGGCAAGGAAACGACCAGTCATAGACTTAGACACTTATAACGCTCTCGATGCTTACTGCATTGCGCTGAATGAATACTACAAGTCTTTGCGTAAAGCGGGCTTTACCGAGACTCATGCCTTCTGGATTCTCGGAGACCGCGACTCGTTCCCTGATTGGATAATCCCCAATCTGCCTAATCGCATCGATAACCTACCCTACGAGGACGACGACGAGGACTAAATGAAGAAGATCGTAATCCTGAGCGACCTGCAAGTGCCTTTCGAGGACGTGCATGTCACTCGGAACATAGCACGATTTCTCAAGACCTTTAAGCCAGACCAGACAGTCACCATCGGTGACGAGATTGACTTCCAGACTATTAGCAAGTGGTCAGAAGGTACACCTCAAGCCTATGAGCAGAGCCTAGGCGATGACCGAGACCGCTGCGTTCAGCTCCTTTGGGAGTTAGGCGTTACCGACTGCATAAGAAGTAATCATACGGATCGCTTGTACAACGTCATCATGAAGAAGATACCTTCATTCCTATCCTTGCCAGAGCTACGCTTTGAGAAGTTTATGAAGTTCGATGAGCTAGGCATTACCTTTCACAAGAACCCTATGGCTATCGCTCCTAACTGGATTGCAGTTCATGGAGACCATACCCCTATCAAGAACCTAGGGGGTCTCTCAGCCCTTGAAGCAGCCCGTAGGCATGGCAAGAACGTAATCTCTGGTCATACCCA